GGAAGATAGATCGAAAGACCGTTGAGAAAATGGTCGACCGATATTCCGACAGACTCCTTCAGCTTCGCGGCGAAACGGTAGCGAGAACGGAAACGATGGCCGCGCTTAACGCCTCTCAGGAAGAGGCGATGAAGCAAGCTATCGATACGGGAGCCGTCGCGAAAGAGAACGTCGTCAAGGTATGGAAGCCGAGCCCTCGGATGAAAGGCTCGCGCGATAACCATCAGGCGATGAGAGGAGAGACGGTTGGGATCAACGAGACGTTCAGCAACGGCTTGAAGTTCCCCGGTGATCCGAGCGGCCCGATTGGCGAGACGGCTAACTGCCGTTGCACGATGATCACGAAGATCGATTATACAGCCGGTCTCACTTAGGAGGAGTACATGGCCGGTAAACGACGGAGCTTTGCCGCTCAGGTTGACGAGTTCGTCCTCAAGACCCAAGCTCGGTACGAAGCCGTTATGAAGACGGCCGTTGCGAACGTAGTTGAGGACATATCGGATCGAACTCCGGTCGATACCGGCTTCCTTCGCGCTTCGCTAACGGTGACGACGGAAGAGCCGACTCCCGCGAGCCGAAGGAAGGGAGACGGATACGTTGCGCCGCCTTATGCGCTCGTCATCAACGAACTTCGCGCCGGTCAAACGATCTATGCGGCGTTCGCCGCTAACTACGCCGGGTTTGTCGAGTACGGGACGCGAAATATGAAAGGCGCTGGAATGGTTAGACTGGCCGCTCAGGCGTGGCCGCGTCACGTCGCGAACGCTATCGCTACCGCGAAAGCCGCCGTCGCTCGAAATACGAGGAAGAGAAAATGACCTTCGAAGAGAACATCCAGACAGCGCTCTTCACTCGGGTCGAGTCGCTTTCGATATCGCCTTCCGTACCGGTGTCGATGCCGAACATCGACTTCCCTTCTTCCGGCGAGGTCCCCGAAACGTACATCCGCGTGAACCACCTTCCGAACGACAATCAGCGCTTCGCGGCGAAGAACGGCGGAACGAACCGCTTCCTCGGCATCCTTCAGTTGACGGTAGTCACTCCGCTCGGCAAAGGCGAAGCGCTTGCGGTCAGGATCGCGGGAGCGATAGCTGATCACTTCTCCTCCGGTCTCGCGCTCTATAGCGAGGGGGTCAAGGTCACGATCATGGACCGGCCCAGCATAGCTCCGGGTTTCAAGTCCGACGACGTTTCGTGGGACGTTCCGGTGTCGATCAAATACGACGCCTTCGCGTAAGTAGTTCCCCGGAATAGCCGGGATCATCCGCCCCGTTCGGGGCTTCCAAGCCATTAGAAGGAGACCCCATATGGCCGTTTCAAAGACCAGCGGAACCCGGTTCTTCATCGGACCGGACGTGAACCCGGATACCATTCGAGCGATGTCGGACAGCAACGCCGTCGATTTCTTCGAAGCCATCGACTCCGGCGACTGGGTCGAGGTCGAAGAGATCGAGAGCTTCGGCGAGCTGGGCGATAATACGGAGGTCGCGACGTTCTCGAACGTCAAGGATCGCCGCGTTCGCAAGTTCAAGACGACGCGCGATGCCGGCACGATGGCCATCGTCGTCGGTCGCGACCCGCTCGATCCGGGTCAGATCGCGATGGAGGATGCGGAAAAGACCGATCTGAATTACGCCTTCAAGATCATCTATGCCGACCGTCGCGACGAAGACCACACCGACTCCGTTGAATACTTCGGCGGCGTCGTCCTCTCGCGACCGGTCAACCTCGGCGGCAATCAGGACATCACGAAGCGGACATTCAACCTCGCCGTCAACTCCGCGATCTATGTCGTCGCTTCCGAGTCGTCCATCGCTCCGACGATCCTCGAACTGCCCTCGATCATCGGCGCTTCTGTCCAGGTGGGCGTCGAACTCGAAGTGCTCGAAGGCACGTGGACCGGTTCGCCCACGTCGTTCCTCTATCAGTGGAAGCACGACGTTAGCGGCAACGGGACGTTCAGCAACGTCTCGGCCGGTGGTACGTCGAAGCTCTACACGCCCGTCGTGGGCGACATCGGCGATGCCCTCCAGTGCGAGGTTCGCGCCGTCAACTCGGCCGGTACGTCTTCGATTGCGAAGACCGTCGCCGTTGGTCCGATCCTCGCCGCCTAGTACGCGGTCCGAGATCGGATAAGGGAGAACTAAAAGGAGGAGGTCACCGATTGAGCCGGGTGACTTCCTCCTTCGTCTTTCAACGAGGCTCTATCGATACAGGGAACCGCAGTTATGGAAGAGAACACGGGAACGGTTGCGACCTTCGACATCGACGATCTGAACTCCGTCGACGAAGGAAAGATGATGGTCCTCGCCGGGGACCGGCCGACCGGATGGGAATGGACCTTTGCCGGGCCGGGTCATCCGATGGGGATCGCCCAGACGAACCGGATCGCTCGCGAAGAGCTTTCCCGTCAGCGTTCGCAGGAGCAGGCTCGCGTCAACAACAAGAAGTACAAGGCCGAAGAAAAGAGCCCCGACGATCTGCTCGAAGAGAACGTCAACTTCATCCTCGAACGTCTCCTCGGATGGTCCGACGTCAATATGAACGGCAAGCCGTTCCCGTTCTCGCGAGAGAACGCGCGCTCGATCCTGAAGGATAAGCGGAAGGCGACGATCCTCAATCAGTGCATCGAGTTCATCCTCAACGACAACTCTTTTACGAAGCGCTCGGCGAAGCCCTGATCGAATACGCTGAGCGCTGGTTCTATCTCAACGAGTACGATGACGCCGGTAAGACCCGGCGTGATCGTCTCATCGCCAGACTGTCGAAAGCCGAGAAAAGGAACGAAGGAACGAAGGCGGCCGATATAGCCGAAGAGCTTCGTTTGCCATCGTTCCCTACGGCTTTGGATTACATCTGGTCGTCTTACATAAGGATGCGGAGGCGAAAGAGTCCGGGGTTCGCTTCCCATAATCCTTTGGGCTGGGACGACTTCAAGGCGTTTTCGGAAGTCACCGGTATGCGGTTCTCCGCTTGGGAGATATCGCTTCTGGAGGAGATCGATGACGCCTTCCTGAAGCCGGAACCTCCCGTAACGATCCCCGATAGCGGCGACAAGAAAGTGCGAGCGGTCTCGTCGGCTCTCGACGGAGAGGGCGTCAAGAGCATCCTCGGATCGGTCGGCACTCGTCGAGTCGTCGTAAGAACTGGAAAGGTCGGAACGACATGAGCAACGATATCGCATCGCTGGGGCTTGAAGTAGATACCTCCCCGATGGTCCGCGCTCGCGATGAGTTCGGTCGTTTCGTCAAGGGAGCGAGTGCTGCCGAGCGCGCGGCTCAGGCGTGGGGGATGACTACGTCTGCGGCCGCGCGTCAGGTATCGACTTCGGTAGCGGCTACTGCTCGCACGCGCGACGAGTTCGGCCGCTTCGTGAAGACCGTTTCGGACGGAAGCGCGAACGTCGCTCGCGCCTCCGCCGCGACCATGGCCGGTATGAACCGCGCCTCGATGGCGACCTACGCTGGGATGTCGAAAGGAGCCGTCGACTATTCCTCAATCGTAGCGCTTATGGCTTCGAAGCTCGCGAACGACAATAAGTCAGTCGGAGCTTCGTTCGCAGAACTCGCTACTTCGACGACCGCTAGTACCGTTCGCTTCGGCGGCGTTACGAAGATCGCCGAAGATGCGGGGCGAGGTCTAGGCGGATCGATCCGTGGCCTTCTTGGTCTTCTAGGCCCGCTCGCGGCAGCCTTCACGCTTGCCGGAGCCGCTATGGCCGTCTGGCGTGCCGGTATGAAGGCGGCCGACCTCGGCGAACAGGCGGAGCAGCTCAACGTATCGACCGAAGCTCTTCAGGCGTATCGATACGAAGCGGCTCAGGCGGGGATCGCCGATGGCCAACTCGATCAGGCTCTCATCCGTCTGACCGCTTCTCTCGGAGCGGCCTACAAGGGCGGCGAAGAGCAGATCAAGATGTTCGATAAGCTCGGCGTCAAGGTCCTCGACGCGAACGGCGAACTGCGTTCGACACAGGACATCCTGCCGGAACTTGCCGCCGGTCTGAAGAACGTCGGCTCAGAGACTCAGCGGAACGCGATCCTGACGGAACTCTTCGGACGTTCCGGTGCGCGTATGGCGACCATGCTCGACGCATGGGCAACCGGAAACGAGGCGGTCATCGCTTCGGCGAAGAAGGCCGGAGCGGTACTCGATAAGGAGGTCATCAAGGCGTGGGACGATCTGAGCGATGCGATGACGCGAGCGGGAGCCGTTACGGACACCGCTTTCGCGAAGCTCGGTGCGCCTATCGCGACTTGGGCTTTGGAGAAGGTCGAGTCGATCCTCAAGTCGATCATCTCGAACCTTGATCGTCTGAAGAAGTTCGAAGCGACTACTTCTTCGAGAGCCGCCGAGTCTGACGTGACGGTCCTCGAAGAACGCCTGAAGGCTCTCGACTCGAACCCGAGTCAGTTCGGTGTTGCGAACTCTCGTAAGGCTCTAACCGCTCAGATCGAAGCGGCGAAGGCTCGCGTTGCCGAAGCGAAGGCGCAAGAGCGTCAGGTCGTCATGCAAGCCGACGAAGAGGCAGCCCGTTCGGTGAAACTCCCGGCTATGGTTCCTCCTCCGACGCAGGCGATCCCGAAGTCGAGCGGCGGAAAGGAAGACCCGTATGCGAAGCTGATCTCCGGAGCGCAAGCGTATATCGCTCAGAAGAACGCCGAGACTCAAGCTCTCGGCATGAACGGCCAAGCGGCGGCGCTCCTGATCCACACTCAGGAACTCCTGAATAAGGCCATGGAGGGCGGGATTAAGTTGACCGCCGGTCAACGCGCCCAGCTCGAACAACTCGCGGCGAAGATGGCGGAAGCCGATACCGCCTTCAAGTCGTCCGAGTTCATGAAGAACTCGGCGACCAAGTCGCAGGAGTTCGTGAAGGAGCAGGAGCTTGAGCGTCAGGCCATCGGTATGTCGGCCGAAGCCGCTGCTCGTATGCGGTTCGAGCAGGAGATGCTTAATCAGGCTCAGTCCGCGAACATCGTCTTGACTCAGGCGCAGAGGGAAGAGATCGGTCGTATGGCCGGTGAGATGGCCTCGGCGCAGGAGAAGACTCGTCAGGCGAAGGAGATGTACGAGTTCGCAAAGGGCACGTTTAAGGGGATGATGTCCGACATCAACCAAGGCGTCCGGGAAGGAGCCGGAGTTTGGAATATCCTCGGGAACGCCGCGATGAACGTCCTCGGGAAGATAAGCGATAAGCTGATGGAGATGGCCGCGAACGAACTTTTCGAAGCGGCGTTCCCGAGTAAGGGAGGCGGCGGAATGGGAGGCGGCATCATGGATATCGTCGGCGGCCTCTTCGGCGGCGGCGGAATGGGCGGAACGTCTTCCGGCATCATGGACGGTATCATGGGGATGATGAACTTCTTCCCGACGTTCGCTAAAGGCGGCGTCTTTGACCGAAGCCGTATCGTTCCATTCGCCCACGGCGGTATCATCGATAAGCCGACGCTCTTCCCGTTCGCTAAAGGGACTGGCGTCATGGGCGAAGCCGGACCGGAAGCGATCATGCCTCTTCGGCGTGGTCGTAACGGAGCCCTTGGAGTCGTCTCAAACGGAAGCGCGGGGAACGGCAAGGCGGGCGGCGAGATCGTCGTTAGGGTCGAGCTGAACAACGACGTTCTGACTTCCAAGATCGATAACCGAAGCACGGCTATCGTTAAGAAGGCAGCGCCGGGGATAGAGGCGCGCGCCGTAGAGAGATCGGGCGAGCAAGTGATCCCGATCATGAGCCGAGATAAGGAAGAAGGCCACGGAGACTGGAGAACGCAGTAATGGTTAACATAATCTCGTGGCCGGAAATCCTTTGCCCCAACCGGATCGAGGTCAGCCCGGTTCCTATGACCCGATCCGGTGGGCCTACTCTCGCGGGCATCCAAGAGAGCGTCATGACGGACGTTGGTTGGTGGTCGATATCGTATAACGGACTCGGGTTGTACGATACCGCCACCCGCCGAATGTTCAACGCCATCAGGGTAACGACCGGAGGTCGGCGAGGCGTTCTCTCCATCCCGGTCTGGTCGCACGACTCGGCCGAATGGCCAAGCGACTCGACGTTCGGCCGTTACTTCACGACCCATTCGGATGGCAGTCCGTTCTCCGACTCGTCGCGTTATTCGCAACCGGCGCTCGGTATCGTAATGGCCGAAGCCGCAGCGATAGGCGACACGGTCGTGAAGCTCCGCGTCGGTATCGGTCCGGAAGAACTCGCCGGAGTTCGATGGAGCTACAACAGCGCGCTTTACGAGAACGGTCTACCGACGCTTGTCGAAGACGACGTTTGGACGCTTCCGATCTTCCCGGCGATCAGGGCTCCTATCCCGGCCGGGGCCGATCTTGAAACGAGCGTCCCGACTTGTCTCGTTCATCTCGCTTCGGATCGAGAGATGGATGGATCGTTTAGCTCGGGTCACTACGACACGAAGACCGTTTCGTTCGTGGAGGCTCACGATTACTGGAGCAACATCGCTTAAAGGAGAGCCGCTCAAATGGCGACTTCCTACAGGATACTCGTCCAGATAGACTGGCCGAACACCGACTTGGTCACGAGACTGTGGAATGGATCGGGGCCGATCCTCGACGCGAACTTGAACGTCTTCAAAGGCGTCGGTATCATCCAAGGTCTCGATATGCTCGAAGCCGCGATGAACGGAGAGGCTTCGACTCTGAACTTCACGCTATCGGGAGTAAGCGCGGCGGACTCCCAGCCGGTCTGGCTACTCTACAGCAACGACCAGATGATAGGGGCCGACGTCCAGTTCCTGATCCAAGCCTGCGACGACAACATGCATCGACCCGTAGGCGACCCGGAGACGATCTTCCGAGGGACTATCGACAACGTCATCTTCCGGCACGTCGTAACGGAAGACGATACCCAAGAGGCAACGGTGATGGTCGAGATCGTAAACCGGTTTGCGATGCGGCGACTCGTTCACGGCGGCGTCTATTCGAACACCGATCAAATCGCGGTCTCTCGGGTCCTTAACCCGACCGCCGATCCCGACCTCATCTGTAATCGTGTTCATACAGTCGAAGACGTAACGGTTACTTGGCCGAGGTGGAACTAGCTATGACCGAAGACAGGCTTCATCGATTGAACGACTGGCGACCGCGACTCATAGCGCTCGTCGAAGATCGCCGCGACCGGCCTTACCAATACGGCGAGACCGATTGCGCTTGCTTCGCTCTCGACGCCATCGAGACGATCACGGGGGTTCGACATTTCGACGGAGTAGAGCGACCGCGGAATTGGATAGGGGCGGCAAAGTTTATGATGTCGCGCGGCTGGTCCGGTATCGACGAAATGATGGACTCGATACTCGAACCGGTTGATCCAAAGGAAACGGTCATAGGCGATCTCGTCGCCTTTCGTTCGAACGCAGAGCTTCATCTAGCGGTTCGCGCCGGAGACTCGGCGCTGACTCCCGGCGACAACGGACTGATGACAATCGACCGCGAACGATGGTCGCTCGGATGGAAGATAGGATAGGGACCTCATGCCGATTGCAACGTCGACCCTGATCACAATGGCGATCTCGCTCGCCATCTCGGCGGCGATGATGGTCGTCAAGCTTCTCTTCGCCCAACCGGCTCCGGCTCCTATCAGGAATACGTCGGCGGTTCCGAAGCAGGCTGACGGGAAGCACAACCTCAAGCAAGCCGTACCGTCACGGCGCGTTATCCTCGGAACGGCGAAAGTCGCCGGAGATTATCTCGCTCTTATGGAGCGTCAGGGGATCGCGTTCCACGTACTAGTGAACTGCTCGCATAAGATCGACGGCATCGACGCCCACTACCTCCACGACGAACTCGCTACCTTTCCTCCGGGCGGGGGAACGATTACGTCCCCGGCTCATTTCGAGAACTACGTCGCGATGTACTTTCGTCTCGGCGAAGATGCCGAGACCGCCTACCCACAGCTGGTCGATCTGTTCGCTCCGTACTGGACTGACGATCATCGCGGAGACGGCCTCGCGACGGTCAACATCGCATACGTTTCCTGTCCGCAGGAAAAGTATATGACGATTTTCCCGCAACAGATGCCGATACATACGAACGTCGTTCGTGGCGCGCTCGTCTTCGATCCTCGCGAAGAGTCCCACGATCCGGAAGACCGCTCGACTTGGACGTTCTCCCGGAACCTCGCGCTTCTTCGCTTCCATCATATCACTCATCCTTCGGGCGGGCGGCGGTCGATATCCGATATGTACCTTCCCGATTGGATACATGCGGCGAACGTATGCGACGAGACGGTTCTCAACCGCGAAGGCGATCCCGAATACCGCTATCATGGTGGTATGGAGTATCGTTACGAAAACGATCCGGTGGAAGTAGGCCGCAAGCTCGATCAGGCCGCCGAGTTGGTTCTATACGAACGATCCGACGGCCTGATCGGCGTTCACGCCGGAGAGTTTTACGATCCGACGGTTCGCGTCACGGCGAAGGACTTGAAGGAGGTCAACTACGACGCGAACGCGCGCTCATCGACGAACATCCTAGCCGTTCGTGGCCGCTGGACCGATCCCGGTACGGTCTACAACGAAGCCGACGCCGCGATTTGGGGAGACCCATATATCGGAGACGGTACGGAACGAACGAAGAGTGTCGATAATACGGCGGTTCAGACTCACAATCATATCCAGCGACTCCAGAAGCTGGCGATGATCAGGGCGAACGCGCCGAGGATAGCGCTGAAGATCGCCTACAATCCGACGACTTCGATCCGAGAGATTGTCCGCGAGCGCTTCGTGAGGGTTCATTATCCCGAACTCGAACTCGACGAGGCCGTGATCGAGATAACCGGCAGACCGAAAAGGAGTTTGGTCGAGCAAACGATAACGCTCGAAGGTATCCTCATCCCCGAAGACCTCTATGACTTCGACGGGGAGACGGAGGAAGGCGAATACTCAGGCGCATCGCTTCCTATAGTTCCGGAAGGTATTCCGGTCCCGGAAGACTTCGTCGTGAGTATCGCGAGAGCAAACGTGAACGGACAGCCGCAAGTCTACGCGGTCGCCGAGTGGGACTTCGTTTCGACCTCGCTGATCTATGAGTTCGAGTGGCAGTATGCGGACGCAAGGGAGCCTCCTCAATCGACGGTCTCGAAGACCGGCGAGCTCACCGTTCAGAGTCTCTATCTCGCGAACGATGAGGAGTATCGCTTTCGTCTTCGTACTTGGTCAAACGGCGCTCCTTCCGAGTGGACCGATTACGTCACGAACGAGATCGCTCCGAACTTCTACAACAAGGCGGCCGTTTTCGATGGGTCGACGACGTACCTTCAGAGATCGGCCGACTTCACCGGGATGGGAGACGCGAAGACCGGGACGTTCAGCGTGTGGATCAGGATGCTCGGCGGTGACGGAACCGATCAAGTCATCTTCTCTACGAACAACCCGACCTCTTCTCCGCGTTTCTCGATCTATCGAAACTCTTCCGACCTGATCAGTGTTCGGGCTCGTAACGCCGCCGGAACCGTGATCCTGAGCGTCAACAGTACGACGACGCTGACGGCTGACGGTCTCTTCCATCATCTGCTCGTATCGTTCGACCTCTCTACGTCGGACGTTCGAATATATCTCGACGATACCAACTTCACGGCGGTTCCGACGACGTTGACGAACGACACTATCGACTATACGACCGGCGACTGGTTCGTCGGCTCCGATAGCGGAGGAGCCGATAAGCTGAACGCCTACGTCACCGACCTTTGGTTCGACGTTCCATACATCCCGTTCGGGACGACGGCGAACCGAAGGAAGTTCATCAACATCGACGACAACCCGAAGTACCTTGGACCGAGCGGAGACCTCCCGACCGGGGCTCTTCCGCTCGTCTATCTGGCGATCAAGCCGGAGGACGCGAACGCAGTTCCGTTCGTGACCAATCGAGGTTCCGGAGGAGGTATGACGATAACCGGATCGCTCGGCATGACGACCGGTCCGGGAGTCTAAAAAAAGGAGAACGAGGCCGTGCCCGAATGGATCAAAGAAATCGTACTGACCATTATGGGCTCGGCCTCGATTGCGGCCGGTGTCGGCTGGTACTTCAAATCGAAACGAGAAGACCGGATAGACGAGAGGAACCGGCAAGAGGCCGAAAAGAAAGCGTTGAAGGACAATGTCGAAAAACTCCAATCCAAAGTGGAGGCCCTTCTTATGGACGCCATAGCCCGAGAGAAAGAGAGCAACATCCAAATGACGGATCGTATGCAGATGGACGAAAAGCTCCACGAAATCCTTTCCGCCGCCACGACGGCGCTGAAGGAAAGCGCCGTAGCTCTTGCCGGCCGGGAGAAGAACGATGCTCGCTCTTAACGAAGGCGAGATGAGAATAGTCAGGATGGAGCGTGAACTCGCCAAGCTCCAGACGGAAGCCATTCCTAATCAGATAGCAGCCAATCTGATGAGGGACTCGCTCAAACAGACCCTCGGGACGGCGGCCGTATTGGCTAACGCCGCGAAGAAGGTCATCGAAGAGGTCTCGGTTGACCTCGACGAGAGTGTCCTTATGCTGGCGAGCGATCTGACGGGAGGAACATCCGATGACGATAGAAGGGGGCGTGATCGATAAGCTCGTGGCGGCTACCGCAGGTATGACGGCAGCCGTTTATTTTCTCGCCATGCTAGTCGCTTGGTATCGGGTTTTTGAAGCGAGGGTTCCGGCTCATAGCTACGCTCGTCGAATAACCCTGAACCGGGCAATAGCGTGGTCTGCCCTCTTCGTACTCTTCTCTATGATCGTTTCGATTAAGACGGGGAAGAGTTCGTGGGGCGATCCGATGATCGACATATCGCTGATCGCGGCGAACACCCTGATACTTCTTTCGAGTCTCGCCTCGGTCAAGGTGATCACGATGGCGTCCTTCGGGAATAGCGTCCTGATCGTCTTCGGTTTGGTATCCGCCCTATCCGGGCTTTTGATTTTGGCCGCCTGACGCGGCCTTGGAGGAAGATCGATGATCGACAGGGAAAAGTTCTTTCGTATCGTCAACCGGACGCTCTTCAACGGGAAGATGAACGCTTCCCAGAAGGAAGGGATGATCCGGATCATCGACGAGTGGGAACGTCAGAAGCTGACCGACAAGCGGCTTCTCGCGTACATGCTCGGAACGACGAAGCACGAAACGGCTTCGACGATGCAGCCGGTGATCGAGGCGTACTGGCTGAGCGAGGAATGGCGTCGGGACAACCTTCGCTACTATCCGTACTATGGGCGCGGACTTCCCCAGCTCACGTGGGAACGGAACTATCGAAAGATGACGGAGCTTCTTCGTCATAAGTTCCGCCATATCCCGGACTTCGACCTCGTAAAGCATCCGGAGCAGGCGTTGATCCCGGAGGTCGCCATCGCGGTCATGTTCGAAGGTATGCTCAGGGGCGAAAGCATGCGCGGCGACTATACGGGGAAAGCGCTCGAAGACTACTTCACGCCGACCTCATCGAGCTGGGTCGCCGCTCGATACGTCGTCAACGGAACGGATCGAGCCGAAGAGATCGCCGATATTTCGCGAGCGTTCTTCGCGGCACTCGATGGGAAGGAAGAGCTTCCGGCGCGGCTTCTCTACTACGGCCTCAAAGGCGAGGACGTTAAGGACCTTCAGCGCGCTCTTATCGCGAAGGGCTTCAACCCGAAAGGCGTTGACGGCGACTTCGGAAACGGTACGAAGGAAGCGGTCAAGGCTTTCCAGCGTTCGGTCGGCATCGGCGATGACGGCGTCGTCGGCGACACAACCCGTCGCTATCTCGCGGCGTAGAAGGGGAACGAAGAAATGCAGAAGACGTTTGGGCTCAATGAGCAGCAGTGGAAGATCATCGGCAAGGCTATCTTCGGAAGCACCGGACTCATCGCTTGGTTCTTGACGAAGAAGCTCGGCCTTTCCGACGAGGAAACGAAGATGTATCTCGACGCCCTCGTCGTGATTACTCCGGTCCTCGCAACCGTATGGCTCGCGGCCGGGCAGACGAGTTCGGAGCAGGTCAAGAACGTCGCGAACATGCCGGTCGAAGAGAAGGTCAAGGCCATCGCGAACATTCCTCCGAAGGCGTTCGCTCAGATCGCGGAAGCCCTTCCGAATGAAGCGAAGGTCGAAGCGATCCTCGCGATGCCTCCCGAAGCGACGGCGGCGGCGGTAGCGAACCTATCGCTTCAGGATCAAGCGAACATCGTCGCGTCCCTACCGGACGCGGCGGTCGTTACGGCTGCCGGAGCTATGCCGGGAGTCGAAGTCAAAGTAGGTCACGGCGCTTCGGACAGTGCGAAGTCAGCCGCGATGGACGACAGCGTGCCGGGCGTCTTCCCGGTCTGAACGAAGGAAACGAAACGATGAAAAACTATTTCTCCGGTCTCGCGGCGGCGGTACTTCTCGGCGCGTTCTTCTTTCTCGGGGCCTGCTCGGGTGATCAGACGAAGGGGCCGACATACCCGGTTGTCGGAACGGTCGATCAGACGGCGATGGAGCAAGCCGCGTTCGCGACCCGCTCGACGTACTCGGGTCTCCTTCGCTTCGCCGCTCAGTATGCGGCGCTTCCGCGCTGCTCGGCGGCGCAGAAACTGCCGTGTTCCGATCAGGCGGCGGTGGTAACGCTCCGCAAGTACGATACGGCGGCCGATATCGCGACGAAGAGCGCGGCCGATATCGCGCGGAGTCCGACGCGAACGTCGTTGGCTCTCGCGAACGCCGTGGCCGATGCCCAGCGAGCCGTGGCGGGTTTCCGCGCCGTCGTTGAGGTCCTCAATCCGAACGCGCCGAAGTAAGCGCGACGATCAAACCCCTGAAGGAGTCAATCAATGCTCAAGCTTCTAACCGACTTCGTTCCGCTCATCCCGGAGCTGATTAAGACCGGCCTCGCGACTTACGAGACGTACACGAAGGTCCAGACGATCATCGACGAGAACAGGAAGCCCAGCGAGCCTGAGTGGGACACCCTTGAAGCTCAGATCAAGAGCGACAAGGCCGCGCTTCACGACACGTCTCGCGATATCTGATCGACGCGAGTTAGAGCGTAGGGAAAACGGCACCGCTCCTCCCGGCAGAGCCTCCTTACGCTCGGGGCTCCTTTCCCCCTCCCGTCCCCTGTTCCGGGTCCGGGGAGAGGAGCCCCACTTTCTGTCTAACCGGTTAGGTGGTTCCGGGCTCCCGGACCGTCCCGGCCCCGCCCCGGTTCCCCGTTCCGGGGCTCCCGGAGGCCCGTGCGCTGGGTAGGTAAATCCTGACGCTGAGGGGCCTTCCCCGTTCCGGGAGCTACGGAGAGCCCTCCCGGCCGGGAAGCCCTCTGGCGGGGCTCCTAGAGCCCTTAAAAGGCCCCTCCCGGAAAAAGCCCGGAAACGGGCCGAAATCGCCCCGGAAAAGTGGGCCGCCCCGGCCGGGCCTATTCGAGTCGCCCCGGAGAGGCCGCTAGGGAGGCCGCTAGGGGCCTTTCCCGGACCCGTCCGCTACTCCCGGACCTTCCCCGGCCCGTCGCCCCGTAGGAACGAAAAAAGGCCCCTACCGAAGCTCCCAGAACGGGAGCCCCGGAGGGGCCTTTTCTTTTAGCGGTTCGGCCGGGTCGGATCAGTCCCAGCGGTCGAGACGGTACGTCACGCGGAGGTCTCCGATCCGGACGGCGATGACGAGATTAATCGCCGACTGACGTTGCTTACGAAGATCGATCCCGCAGGCGGTCGCCTCCTTCGCTCCGTGAAGCGTAGCCTTCGAAGAAAACGCTTCGATGGTCGAGCGAACCGGATGGAGTTCGCTTCGAACGTGCTCGGGGAAGATCACGTTGCCGCTCCCTTCCCGTTTCACGACATCGCGCGCTCCATCGATAACGAGGATAGCGCCTTCGCCGTGTTGCGGCTGAGGCGAGTTCCCCCAGAGGTTCGGTAGAGCGACGACCGCGCTGACCGATGCCCAGCCCGGCGAAAGGTTCCAATACTGCGGTCGTGATCCACTGTTGTAGACGTACCACGAGAACGGGTTCCTCTCTTCCTCGCGATCCCATCGGATGAGCGGAGGCGCGTCCGGGTATAGCGCCGTCGTCATACCGATGAAGTTGCATCGCGCATTCGGGATAAGAACAGAGATCGTCTCGGTCTTCGGAAGAACCTCGCGAGCGAACTTCTCCCACGTGATCGGTACGGACCCGATGCTCGCGACTGTCGGTTCTTCGCTCTTCGACAGGTGAGAGAAGATGCCGCCTTCTTTCTTCGTCTCCTTCGCCTTGGGCTCCCAGAGCTTGGGAACCTCTTCGATCCGCGCGAAACGCCTTTCGAGTGAACGCGCGATCCCGAGGCGTTCGGCGATCTTCTCCGCCGCCTCGATGTTCCCGGCCGTCGGCGCGGCCTTCGGCCTCTGATAGTCGAGACCTCCGACCTTCGCGTTGAACCGCTTCCGTGCCTCTTCGACGGAGAGGCCGCGTTCGATGTCCTCGATCAGCGATCCCGTGACCGATGCTCTCGGATGAAGATAACCTTCCGGAGCGACGGAGAGAGCGGCCCAGACGAAGTTGGAGCGGAGCCTTCGGTTCTTCGTCGCGAGATACCGGCTCTGAAGATCGTAGAGCCAGCGGATCGGCGCAACGAACTTTTCCGACCTGTCGAGATAGCCGCCTTCGAGGATGTCGAGAACGAGCTTGATCTTCTTCGGATCGAACTCGCCTAGCGCACGCTCTAGCGTCCGGAAGCTCTCGCGCTTCTCGGCCATCTTCTGACGAGCGGTCAGGAGCGGGCTTCGAAAGATCGAGTGAGCGACGACGGAGAAGTGCGACCACATTCCCGTCGTCGGCGTCCCGAGAACCGCTTCGCTCGTATAGAACGGCCCCTTGATCGGAGACGACTCGACGCGGAACTTCAGCGATGCGACCGCATCGAGATAGAACGGCGGAACGGTAGCCGGTTCCCATACGGCCGACTCGATGTTCCCTTCCTCGCCGATCACAACGAGACCGCCGAAGCGATGAAGGAAGTTTCGGCAGGCCGAGCAATTATGAACCGCCCGCTCTCCTCCTTCCTGCGGGATGTTCGAGAGGTACAGGCCGTTCAGATTGAAGTCGCCCGCATCGGTCTCGAATAGCGGACGCTTCGATACCTCCGCGAAGCGATCCTTCACGGACTTGAGAAGCGCGGCGTAGTCCGCTTCGTGGTCGTGGACCGGTTCGCTACGAACGCTCGCCTTCGGGGTCGCCTTTTTCTTCGCCATTTTTCCTGTTCCTTTCGACATAGGGTACGTCCTTCCTGTTCTTACTCTTCGTTCCCCAACGGAGATTGCCGCCCGTGTTGACGAACGTATCCCCGTTGAGGTGTCTCACGACGTGTTCTTCGCTAGGTCGTCTTCGGCCTAGCAGTCGCTGAACGACGTGGTGAAGATACTCGCGCCTATGACCGCTCCTCCAAGAGCGGACGTAAAGACACTTCCTTGCCGCGTGGATGTACCACGGGCCGAGCGCGACGATCTTCGCGTATAGGCTTGCATCGACCGTCGCGTATTCGTCGCCGTTCTTATCGAGATAGAGCCTGACCTCATTCGGCGTTTCGGATTGGTTCAAAGTCGCTCTCCGGGAAACGATGCCATTCGAGACCGAGCCACTTCGTCTTTGCGCCTCGCGTATCGACGAGGTCTTCATCGTCGAACATCGCTTCTACCCGACCCGTCGGGACTCCTACGTCGTTCCGGATCAGCGCGGTCTTCCCGCGAAGCTCTTCGATGTCTCCGATGTAGACGGCGGCCCTGACGCTCATTTCGTTTTCCCTTCGAGCTTGACGACGAGTTCTTCGGTTTTCGTCGGCTCCTTGACGGTCATGATCAGGGCGGAGGTCATTCCCTGTGTCTCCTTCCAATCGAAGGTAACGTCGAACGTCGACCGGTCGCCGTATCCGAGACGATCCTTAACGATGGTCTCGATATCTTCCGCCGCGATCCGGAAGGTCTTCGTCGTTGACGACCAGACCGTTACGCCCACGTCGAGCTTGTTCGTATCCTTAGCCATTTGCTCTCTCCTTCGTCGTCTTGGTCAGATGATCGAGTATGACGGCGGCCGCAAGCTTCCACGCGGCCTCTTGACTTTCGCCGAACGCTACCCGGCGATCACCCGGCGTTCGGATTTCATAAATCACGTGCCCGGTAACGAACCGATATTCGTTCCTTACGATGCGAAGGTCCGAGCACCAGAAGAGGACGGCGCGCTTATAGTCGGCGCGATCCCAGAACGGATCGCCCGAGACGATCTTCTCAAACCGGTGATAGGCCATACCGAGTTCCGGCCCGGTCAGGAAATCGCGGCGGCTCATTTCGGATACCCTACCCACGTCGGGGCCTCCGGCCATTCCTCGACGATCTTCGCGAGAGCTTCGCGGGCCTCGCGATCCCCAAGGAGAGCGGCGCAGCGAAGACAGTCCGAGCCGCAGTCGTTCGTCGTCGGGTCCTTCGGGTCATCGAGAGGACGTTCGCACGTTCTACAGGTCTTCATACAAGCCACTCCCTATAGCTGTCTCCGGTTACGATAGAGGCGAGGTCGAGACGATTGCGAAGCGTCTTGATCAGCTTATCGTCAACGGTTCCCGGAACTCGGAGGTCGACGTAGCCGACGCTTCGCGTCTTGTTCACCGCTTGCGGACGCTCTTCGCTCTGAACGCGATCTTCGAGCTTCTGCGTATTCCCGAAATAGATCGTTAGATCGGCGACCGCCCACATTCTTCCCATACCTCCGGCCGCAGCCGTCGCGACCATATGCCGGCAGGCCGGATCGTTCTGAAACATCCGCTCTTCCGCTTCGCGCGTCTTCCGGTTCCCACCCCAGAAGCGGGCGACCGGAGTTCCGAAGCGATTGGATATCGCCTTGACCACGCTATGGACGTTGAAGTCGTAGGCTACCCAAATCACGGCCTTCCCGTCATACTCTTCGAGGATGTCGAGCAGTTCGCGGGTCCGGTACTCGGGGACCTCGTATATAGCGCCGTCGTCCGATTTCGTATGGCCACAGAGAACCTGATGGAGACGAAGCATTTCCGTCAGGACCTGAGAGACCGTCACGAAGTTCATCTCGTCGAGACGCGCGATAGCGAAGTCCTTCAGCTCCTGATAGATGCGCTTCTGTTCCGGATGCCACTCGACATCGCGGAAGGAATACATCTTCGCCGGTAGGTCGTAGCAGTCTTCGAGAAGAACGCGATGGGAATGAGGGGCGATCTTCTCGTGGACCTCTTCAACGTCGCGATAACTGACGATCCTTGGACGCTCCATCTGTCTGACTCGACCCGAAGCGTGATCCCAGAAGCCTCGGTTGACGCTCATCTTCCCCATGATCGCGTAGCGCGCCTTCATCCCGTGGAAGGATTTGAAGCCGAGTATCGACTCGTCGAGAAAGCGGAACTGCATATAGGCGTCGAGAGGCGAGCGCGGTGTCGGAAGGCCGGAGAGAATACGGCGATAGTCGAAACGCGGCCCGAGTTCGTCAACGATGAACTTCGCCCGATCCGCGTCCGGTCCTTTGATCTTCGTCGACTCGTCGATGAGCCCATACGACTTCCGTTGATAGGCGAACTTCAGAGCGAGTTCGCGAGCCCGGTCGACACCGGACATCGCTTCGACGTTCATAAGAAGAGCGCGCGGTCGGTTCGTCTCGTACATGAAGTCATCGAGTTCGCGAGCCCTCGTCTTCTTCCCACGGTCGGAGGCCGACCACGTGTAGGTGAGGAGCCTCCTTCGAAGATCGTCGGATAGATGATCGTCGAAGGCCGTGTTCCACGTATGATAGACGCCAGCCGGAGCGATACCGAAGAAGTCGTTAGCGTCTCCATCGAGTTCGATCTGACCGAAGTCGGCGAGCGAGAGCGGCGTCTTCCCGGTTCTCATCGCCATGAGGAGAGCGAAGGACGCTCTACCTCGCATCTTCTTGAGTCCTTCCTTCTGGTGAGACCAGAGCGGGACCTTCGGAACATAAACCGCCATATCAGAGTCCCCTTTCTTCGTCGTGACGCTCAAGCTCTTCTATGGCCGCGTCGTTGGCGCGCTTTCTACAGGGCCGGCAGACGAGATAAATCGGACCTCGTACTCCCTCTTCATAATCGCGGGTCTCGCAAAGATCGTCGAACGGGAGATTACACCAGTCGCAGTTTCCCTTCCGTCCTTCGAGTCGTGCTTCGCGTTCCGCCGCAAGGCATTCGGAGCAGAGGTCGTTCAGCTCGGCTCCCATCGAGTCCGTCTCTCCCTGAACGCGAGCGACGGCCGGTCTATCCGGGTGAATGTCGCAGGTCGCGCCTTCGGGGAGATTATGTCGATGTCCCGGCATCGTACTCGTCGGGCCTATTACGTCGGCCATGTCAGTTATCCTTCCTATCGATCTCGATCACTTCCTCGGCTTCCTCGTTGAGACGAAGTTCGAGCGCGTCGGCGATGAGTTCGTTTGCGCTCTCTTCTTCGATGTTCGCGATTGTTGCTATATGGGTATCCGCTTGAACGATCAATACCCAATCGCTCCCTTTCACGTGGGCCTCGATGATCCTCGTCAGCTCGACGATCTCGTCGTGGGTCAATCCGATGCTCATCCGATACGATCCTCCAACCAGAATTGCGTCGGAACGGGACCGGCCCTTTCCGACTTCCGAAGAACGAACGGCTCGCCGTTCTCGTCGATCTTACGGGAGAGCGACCGCATAGTCCCCATGATCGACTGTCTAGCGTGGAACGGAGGAGCTTCCCCGTAGACCTTCGCGATAAGCTGAACCGACGATAGGCGACGATCCGTTTCGGCCTTTAGCGCGTCGAGTGCCTTAGCCTCTCCCGGCGAGTACGGGATGACCGGGGCCTTCGTCTTCGTCGCCGTCTTCTTCTTAGCTGCGGTCGGCATTGCCGTTCTCCTTCGATGAAAGGATTTCGATTGCGCGCGCCTTACGACGCCTGAACTCGAACTGCTCGGGGGTCGGGATGTCGTTCGCTAGACATACCGCGATCCCTTCTTCCGTGACCGTCGTCGATCCGTCTTCGTTCTCGACGATGAAGCCGCCAACGCGAAGCCTCGTCGCGACCTCGCGGAACTTCGATAGATCGGCCTTCGGGTTTTCCGAAACGACGGCGAGTGTCTTTAGCATCGCGTCTGCCATACTCATAGCGCGTTCTCCTTCTTCCTAGCGGTTATCCGTACTTCTCTCGTCGCCCAGCCTAGCGACTCGTCGCCGCGAAGGTGGTTCTTGATCTTCGTCGAGAAACTACCGCACGTCTCGCACGTCCGGTGATCGAGGTCTTCGGAATAAGTCCACCGATGGATGCACATCGGTCCTACGTCGGTGAGGTAAGTACGCCAGTGCGATTGGACCTCGTGACGTTTCTTCCTCCCGCCGCCAGCGATCTTCCTCGCGACGTAGCGAACGCGGCTCTTGACCCTTGGGAGGTTCAGGGTCACGACGTGCTTTTCGAAGCCCGGCCTCCCGGTCCCGTTCGCCGAACGTATCCGGGAGCCGGTCGCGGTTCGCGGTTCGCTTACGACGATAGGGACCTCCGAGAGCATACAGAGGACGGTCGAAATCCAGCGCGTCATCCCGGCGTTCTCCGCAACGTCGGTCGCGAACTGATCGAGGATACTATCGCGACTAACGCCCCGAACTCCGGGAGCCTCGTTTACCTTGACCATCAGTCTTCGGAACGCATCGCTATAGGCGATAGCCGCGTGCCTCGTAAGATAAGACGGGACGGAGTACGAGAGGCCGACGAAGTCTTTCGGACCGCTAAAGCCTCTCGGTCCGTTGCCGCGAACGTATCCCCAGACGCTTGCGGAGAGGTCTTCGGCCGATAGCCCTTCCTTTCCGGTAACGTCTACTTGCCCGCCGTGGGTCATACGCCACGACTCGATACCGCCGATCACCGACCGGTTGATATCGCCCTGTCCATCGGCGTCGAAGACAATCGCCATCGGGTGGACGACATATAGCGTCGTGTCGATCCCGCGAGAGTTCCTGATCTCGGCCTGTCCGATGAGCTGAATAGAGAAGGCGTTCGCGTTCTTCCTATCGCGGACTAGGAGGAGCGCGGCGATATCCCGAACGCGATCCGATACGGGACGATCCGGGGCCTCGCTCATCGCTATGGAAGCGGCGACCTTCACCCTCGGGTTATACTCCATCCATACGACGTCATACGGAAGGATCGTTCCTTGGACGCGAGCGAGAGCGTCTTCCGGAGTAACGACGGAGGCGCGAGCCGAGAGCTCAACGAAGTCGTCGTCGAGACGGAACTTCTTCGCCTTCATCATCAGGACCCGGTACTCGGCCATCGAGGCTTCGAGCGTCTTCTTCGTCGACCCGGTTACGTCGAGTGCTTTCGCGAAGCCGTATGTCGATGAGACGAAGCGTTCTGCTAGGTCTTCCATATCACTCTTCCCTCCTTATACAGATGCGGCTTCTCCGCGATCCTCGCGGCGATACGCTTTCGAACGATCTCCTCTGCGGAAACCGTCTCCTTCCAGTCACCGAAGAAGCGTGGCGGGATACGACCGCCGAAGCCGGGATCGCGGCTTTCGTCCGGTTGGTATCCGCGCCTGATCATCTCGCGCTGAAGCGCGGCATACCTCCGCTGGAGATAACGGAGCTTGTCGAAGAAGAAGAGGACGTGCCCCTTCCCTAGCGTGAAGGTCTTCGGTATCCGCGCGACGACCTCGGCCGGAGTAGCCGTTCGAAGAGAACGCCGAAGCGCGGCGGGAACCATCGGGAGTTCCCGGTACTCCGCTATCAGATGTCTTCGATGAAGACGCTTCGGATGGATGCCGGCGTTGATCCGCGTCATCTAACTCCTCCCGATGATAACCGTGTTGATCCGAGCCTTCGGATCGATGAGGCACTTCTCCTGATCGACATCGAAGAGCCCGACGAGTTCGTGACCGGAGTTCGCCCCGGTCTTAACCCAGAAGTCGCCCCTCATATAGAAGGCTTCTCCGATTTTGATTTCCTCGAACCTCCCGGAGCGATGAGGTTCGAGCGTCATTCTAGAAACGTCTTGCGCCATCGGTCAGGTCCCCCACAGCGAGAACAGGTCAGCCATAGCCTCTTCGGCCGACTGCCCAACGATAGGAGCGTTCTGCTCCGTAACGCGAAAAACAGAAGGAAGGTTCAGAATGAACGCGCCGCGATCCTCTTTCGATAGCAAGTAGAATGTCGTCAACTCCACGCCGCTATCGGCCTTTCGAATTGTTACGGGATACAGGTTTCGCTCTTGTGTCATCGGTCAGGCTCCGTTCTTCCGTTCGCGCTGGATCGCGCCGACGTATGGGACGAGGAGCCTATCGACTTCCTCGCCAAGCGAGGTCGCATCGGAATATAGGACTCGAAGAAGCGCTTCCTTCCGTATCCCTTCCGGTTGACTCCTTTCGACGATGAGGATAGCCGACGCGAGTTTATCTGATTGGATAACGAGTTCCGTGATTGGATGAAACTTCATACGCTTTCCTTTCCCTGCGGGTGATCGGTACTCGACCACCCGCGCTTCTAGAGTTCGACGATCAGGCGGCCTTCTTAACGTCGAGCGCGGTCGCTTCGAGGACCTGCTTCCAGTCGGCCTTGCCCCAGTTCATCATCTGACCACCGGCTTCCTCGAACTCGACCGCGCGGTCGTAGTTCTTCGCCGTATGAGCCTGATGCGTAACGGCGTTCAGGAGACCCCAAGCGGAGAGGTCACCGCCTTCGATCAGCGACTTGAGGATGCCGGACGACTCTTCGTCCGACACGCCGACCTTCTGCGAGAGAACGACGACGGCGGCCTGCGGGTCCTTCTCGACCTTGATGCCGGTCAACATCTGGGCGTGCTCAATCTGCTTCCGGAAGCGGTTCTCGTCGACCGCCGACTTGACCATGTCGCGGACCTTCGAGAGAACGAGCTTATCGTCGAGCTTCCGGGTCGAGTCCGACCAGAGGTCTTCGTTGTCGTCGATCTTCCGGCCGACGTGGTTCGCGCGGAAGCGGTCCATGCCCTTCATCCCGTTGAGGCAGATCAGTCGCCAGATCACCGACGAGACCGAGACCGAGCCGCAGCCGACTTCGGAGTTCGTGATCAGGACTCCGGCCTGGACCACGTCACCCTTCTTGATCTCGCCCTCGATAGCGGGCGTGACGGCTTGGATGTACATCCGCTTGTCCGTGACCTCGCACGAAACGATCTTGACGTTCGGAAGCTCCGCGAGGATCGGAAGCGCAACGTCGGCGATCTCGTGGTTATCGATCCGGCTGTAGCGGTTCGAGAGGAAGCCGCGAGCGTTCCCGTGGAGGGTGCGGAGCATCCGCTTGTCGGCCTCGCGTTCGAGGTCGTGCTTGAGCCACGAGTTGACGTTCATCGCCAACAGGTCGGGCTGCTTCTCCAGCATCCGGTCGTAATACTTCGCCGGGATGCCGACGTAGGTTCCGAGCTGGTTGTGGACGAGATCGAGCATCGGGAAGCGCTCGGCATCCCGCGTCCCGTAGAGTTCGAGAACCGGCCGACGCTTCTTGATCGGCGTCTTCGCGTTCCCGATGGGCGGCTCTTCATAGTCGTCGATCTGCATAGCGAGGCCCTTGCGGGTCTCGACGATGAAATCCTTCCGGGCATCGCGGTTGAACTCGATCTTGCGCGCGAAGTCGGCGAGGCTAATTCCCTTTTGCATTTCGTTCTCCTGCTCTTCCTATGGCCTATCTCGTCAGCGCCGGGTGGCCGTATCCGGCGGACGCTCCCGGAGGAGCGTTTCGATTATCCTTCTTCGTCGCTCGGGAGCGGTTCGATCCGCTTCCAAGCCTGATCGGGACCGCGCGGCGATCCGATATCGGCGATGCGCTTCTCCGATAGAAGCTCGCGAATGAGGTCCCACTGGTCTCGATGGACCTCCATACCGTCACAAGCCGAAGCGACTTGGACGATGATCCGTTTCTCGACTTCCTTCTTCGCCATATCGATGTCGTTGAAGAAAGCCGGTTCCTTCTTCGAAGACCAAACGCGGTCTTCGTTCTCTTCGAGAGTGAACCGATACGGACCGACCGGAGTTCGAACGATCCTCCAGTATATCCGGCCGAAGATTTCGGATCGGTACGCCTTGACGACGCCAGCGTCGTTCATTCAACCCTCCATCCGAACGTCTTCCATCCCGCTTGATGCGGAGTCCACTCGCGGACCGAAGACGCCGATACGAGCTTGACGTATCGGCGCTCTGGTCCGTATTCGTTCAGCTTCGACGCCTCTTCGATATTCGCCGGGTAAGCCCGGTCGTGAGAGAGCATATCGAAAGGGAACGTGCCGGCTCCGCTCACTACGAACTCGTAGCGAACGGCCGGGACCGATAGCCGGTCAAGTCTTCGGAGGTTCATTGGTGCTGATACCTCTTCCGTTCGATGGACGGCCAATGCCGCTGGGCTTCTTCGTACTTCAGTTTCGAGCCCCGGAGCGATACGGCTACAGCAGCGCTGCCAACCTCCTCTCCATCTTCGTGGTCGACTATCCCTTGATAGGCAACCTGAGTATTCGTCCCATCGTCTTCGACGAGAACGGCTAGGAGTATCCGCCGCTTCGATCCCCTACCGAGATAGGGGACCGTGGGGCTATGGATACCGATGATCTTGCGGCTCACTTCTTGGCCGCCTTCTTCTTCGCCGCTACCTTCTTCGGAGCGGCCTTCGGAGCGGCCTTCGGAGCGGCCTTCTTTGGGGCCGCCTTCGGGCTCGCCTTCGGACTCGCCTTCTTCGCCGCTACCTTCTTCGGTGTCGCCTTCGGACTCGCCTTCTTCGGTTCGGCCTTCTTGATGCCGACGTTCGTCACGATCTGCGGTCGCGGCGTCTTCTTCTCCGGCTCCGTCTTCGTCGCGGCCGGAGGAGTAGCAGCCGGGGCGGCCTTCTCCGGGAGACCGTCGCGGAGCGTAAAGGCGTGTCCCTTCAGGGTCGCCTTCCCATCCTTGATGAGAAGAGCGCGAAGCGCCTTACGTTCGGAGTCCGCGATGCCGAGAGCCTTCAGCGCGGTCTTGATCGTCCCGTAAGACTTCCCGCCGACCGTCACGGCGATGCTCCCGGAAATCCCACCGCCTTCCTTCTTCGCTCGCGGCGTCGTCTCGCCGTTCGCTCGCGCGGTCTTATTCGCCTCGCGCTCGGCTTTCCTCTTCGCCTTCGCGTCTCGTTTCGCTTGTCTCTCGCGCTCGCGAACAACCTGCGCCGCCTTCTTCCGGACCTCGGCCGACTCGGGAGCCGCCTTCTTCCTGACCTCGATGGTCTCGGCGGTCACGATCGTGATGCTCGCGTCGGCGATCTGCCCGCTAAGGACGTAGAGTTCGGGCGTGTACCAGTCGTTGAACGCTTCGAGGTTATCGAATAACTGCGACCTCGTACCGGCTTCGGTAACGAGATTGACTTGGACTGGCTTCATCGGGTCCTGCGGCGTGATCTTATCGATAGGCATTTGAAACTCCTTCGCTTTCGGCATAATCCATTCGCGCTCGGTATTGAGCAGACGCTTCAGTTCTTCGGGGCTCTTCTTCGGTCTGTTCGACCGGAGGAACTTCGGTATGACCCAGACGCAATCCGGGTGATGGTAGGAACCGGCCGGGGCTCCGCACTCTTCGCAAGCCCTGAGGCCAACGGGAGTATCGGACAAAGTCGGTTCGGAAGCGACGACCGGAGCCGCCGTCTTCTTAGGTGTCGATGACGATTTCTTCTTGGCGACCATCGGAGGACTCTCCATCGGTGAAGGAAGACGAGACGAGAAGGACGATGAGGACGGCGACGATCCACCGCATCTATGCGATCCTTTCCGGGTACGCCTCGGGGAACGAGGTCATCAGTTGGATGGCCGCCTCGTCGGCGATCTGGATGGCCATATTCCTCCGAAGACGAAGACGAATGTAGTCGTCGTCCGTCAGGAGGTTCTCAAGAGCCCGAGCCTCTTCCTCGCGCTTTTCTTCGCGAAGCTGGATCGCCTTCCGTCCGATCTCGAAGCGAACGCCGTGACTCGTGAGAGGACGGAGCCGCATCTGCTTGCGGAGTTTTTCGACTTTCTTCTGTAGGGTATTCATCTCTTCTCCTGCTCCAGCGAAAGCGCTGGCGGATCGAGCGGAGCCGGAGCGCCGCTCTCACCGTTAGGGCTTTCTAGTTCTTCGTATAGACCGCGAGGCGATAATAGATCGGGCTGATGCCTTCTACCTCTTCGGTGGTTCGGAAATGGCGCCTGACCTGCGCCTTCGCGAGTTCTTCGGGAGTGAGGTCTTTGACCGCTTCCTCGGCTTCACGAATGAATGCCGGCGGCGGATGTCCATCGCCCTCTTCCCAGTACGTCGCCAAGAACTTCGCGACGAGCAACCGAAGATCGCTCGGCGGTTCGATAACGAGTAGCGACGTGTCGAACCGTTGCGATGCGTGATTGGTCCCGGCCTCTCGTATATAACACGCCGTCTGGTTCCGTCCGGGAACGATGCGAACGATTTCCCAGAGCGTTTCTCCGACGCCTTTCCCGCCAGCGAGCTTGACGCGGACCTTATCGCCTATCTTGAATTTCGTCATCGAGTTCTCTCCTATACCAGCGGAAGCGCTGGCGGATCGAGCGGCACCGAAGCGCCGCTCTCACCGTTAGAGCTTCCTAGAGAGCTTTTTCGTTAGCGCGAGGCTGAGCGAGGGCGTGAGCCTTGAGCCCGAGACACCGCTTGCAGTTGACCTCCTCCCACTTAGACCGGACGCGCGCCTTCGACTGCCGGAACGAGAACCGGTTCCCGCTCGATACTGCCGTGCAGAGCGGACGACCGAAACCACTACGGCTGAAGTGGATCGGCGCTGGCCGCTTCGGCTTCGCCTTCTTCTCTATCGTATCCTCCTCCGAAGGCCCGAGCGGCGCTCCCTTCGGTCGGAAGCGCATACCGGAGATATGGCCGCGACTGAAGTTATGACCGTCCTTCGTCCGAAGGAGCCAATCTCTGACGGCACTTTCGAGGTCGCCGGAAATCCGGATGCCGTAGTCGGGGCCGCGCACGCCGTTGGTCCCCCACTCAAGGCCGTGCGAGGTCTCGTAAGCGAAGGAGCGAACCTGCCGAACGATGTCGGCGGCGCAGAGATAGAACGTCCGCGTGTACCAGCGGCGACCGTACTTTCCGAAGTCGCCATCCGGGTGGTCCTTCTCCTGCTTCGCGCGATCCTTAAGGTTATCGGCCCAGAGGAAGTCCCACGCGGCGGGGATCGCCTTGGCGATGTCGAACGAAAAACGCTTTCCCATAATCGTGTCCTCCTATCGAACGGCGGTGGTCGAAAGCGAATAGATCGGCCGCCAGACGACGTGTACTTCGTCCGTCCCGCTCGGGCCGTAGAGGACGCAGGGGAGTGTCGTGTTCTCCGTCTCCCGTTCGATGCGACGAACCGCGTCGATGTGTAAGCGAAGGTAGCGCGCGATCACCGGCAGCGGAGCGCGCATCACAAACGAGAGGTCGTTCTTATCGATCTTCGGGGCGACCGACAGATCGTACAACTGGATGGCCATTGACTACGTCCTTTCTATTCCAGCGGAAGCGCTGGCGGATCGAGCCCCGGATCGTCGGGGCTCTCACCGTTAGAGCTTCCTCACTTCTTCTCGACTTGGAGGTCGAGGCCGATCTTGTCGCCGGCAACCCGTCCGACGCTGAACGCTTCTCCCTTCTTCGCGTTCTTCGCGTTCTCGCGAGCGTTCTTCTTGTAGTATTCGCGAGCGGCCTTCTTCGCGTCCTCTTCGCTATAGCCGTGGCTCCGATAGAACGCTTCGACCCAATCGACGCCTTCGCTTTCGAGGCGTTCAGCGACGAGGCGACGCTCGCGCTCAGACGCCTCGCGGCCTTTCCTCCGGGCCGCCGTCGTTCCGGCCGGGAGGCCATAGCGAAGATCGGCGTTGAGGTCTTCTTCCGAGCCGTAGACATCCGAGAGGAGGACAAGGCCCGTGCCGGGAGTAGCGCTACCCGTCGCGGCGGTCGCCTTCCGACGAGCGGCCTCCGCTTCGGCTTCTTCGCGCTCCCGCTTCGCGCGCTGGGCGAAAAGACGTTCAGAGAGACGCGAGACCGCGCCGTCAAAGAAGAGCGCGTTGTCGGAGGTCCCGTGGTCGTATCCGTGACGCGCGGCCTCGCGCCCAATCGACTTGACGAGATAGTCGTAAAGGGCAATCGTTCCTTGGATGTTGATCGTCCGCCCGATCAGAACGTGGAAGGTCGACTTCTTGAGCCCGAGATGTCGGCGGCTCTTGAGCGTCCGCTCGACGAGCTTCTCCTGCACGAAGTGGATGCAGAAGTTCCCCTTCGCGAGAGCGGCCATAAGCTCGCGCTGCCACTTGTACATCGCGCGCCGATCCGTCTCGGCCTTCTCGCGGTCGGTCATCGCGTCGGCGTTCCGCTCCGAAGCCGTGACCTGCGCGAGCGACAGGCCGTAGTCCTGAAGGAGTTCCTGTACCTTCGCCGCAGCGCTCTCGGCTTCGGCGGCCGACGAGTTCTTGTTCTTATCGGCGAGGGCGAGGAGCTTCTTGATACGCTCGATCACTTTCTCGGTCGGCATCTGCTGTTGGTTCGTCATCTATCTCTCCTTATCCCAGCGGAAGCGCTGGCGGATCGAGCCTCGTACCATCGAGGCTCTCACCGTTAGAGCTTCCTACGGCGAAGCGTCCCATCCGGCAGCGCGTTCGGCCGCGCGGATACCGGAAAGGTCGTATGACCGCTCGCGCCTCCGGTCGGCAAGGCCGACGGCACGCTCGACTTCTTCGAGAGGCCATCCGACGTATCGAGCGAACCGCTCGCGCGCCTTCGCCTCGTTCATCGTCTTCTTGACCGGCCGTCCTTCGACCTTGCACCAGACGACGAGGCCGAGATGGATCGTCGTCTTCCTCTTTCCTTTCCTCTCTACCGTGTACTCGACGAAGGAGTACGGGTCGTGGCGCGGTCCCTCGTCGCCGTTCTTGACCGTGATCGAACCGCTCGTCGTCTTATAGCGTTCATACATTCGTCTCTCCTATCCCAGCGGAAGCGCTGGCGGATCGAGCCCCGGATCGCGTCGGGGCTCTCACCGTTAGAGCTTCACGAGTTGCGTAGCGAGACAGATGTTTCTCTCGACGATCCCGCAGATCAATTGGAAACCGATCTTAAGGCGCCAGTCGATGCGTCCGCCTTCCCGATCATATGTAGTGTCGGTGAAGAGGTTCTTGAACGTCTCTTCCGTCCACGACGATTTGTGATCGAGGTTCTGATGCTGTAGTTGCGAATTATAGTACGGCACCACGATAAGCGCGGAACCGCCCGGCTTCAGAACTCGATTTATTTCCTCGACGACTTTCGTAGCGGTCGAGCCGTCGAGATGTTCGAAGAAGTGATAAGCGACCACTCCCGCCACTTCTTCGTCTCCGAACGGGATCGTATCTCGTCGAGCATCCCAATCGGGAAGATCGAGGTTGGTCGTTTCGTAGGGAAGGGCCTTTCGACCGGAGCCGAGGTTGATTATCGGCCCGGATGGAAAAGAAAGGATGGCCGGAACGTCCCGGCTCATCCCCCAGCGAAACATGTCTTGAAAGCGAACTTCCTTCATTGACTAAGCCTCCTTAACGATCTGAAAGGTAACGGAACGCTTGCCGTTCTCGAACACGGCCCGACCGCTCGCCTTCAACGACTTGCGAAACCGGGCACACTGGGCGGCGGTCCCGAGCTTCAGCGACTTGAAGGCGCTCCAGGCGCTATCGTACTTCTTGCCGCCGACCTTAACGGCGTGGCGGGTGGCCCGCGCCTTCATAACCTTGTCCGACGCGGCCTTCTTCGCCGTCTTCTTCGCGACCTTCTTGACCGCGACCTTCTTGACCGCGACCTTCTTCGTGTTCTCGGCCGAAGCCTTGACGACGTTGGCGACGACGGCGACGTTGTTCTTCTTGGCGTTCATAGTAGTCTCCTATTTCGAAGTACCCGCTCGTCCTCTCGGGATCGGAGCGTCCAGCGGAAGCGCTGGCGGATCGAGCGGCCGTAGCCGCTCTCACCGTTAGAGCTTCCTAGTAGTTCCGCTCGTCGTTCTCCGGGTCTCCGATAAGCCAGAGGACGAGAGCTGCCGCGATCCACGGCGAGAGTAGTTGAACAGCGAGCCACATCAGACGGTCCTCCTAGTACCGGGTGCCGTAGTAGAGCCACGGATTGTTGGGGTGGCGCTTGTTCATCACGCGATGAAACTCACGTACGATGCCGTCACTGACATTCAACTCTCTGACGATCTCGCTCTTGCTGAAGCGAGCCAGAAAGACGTTGGTGAAGACGTAGATGACCTGAAGGTAGATGGCCTGAGACAGTTCGTTCATAATGTTCATCCTCCTAAGCGATCAGATATCCGTACCGATTGTACCAGCCTCGTCTCGTCTTGATCGGTCGGCTCCGGGTTCCTTTTCGAGACGCGGCGAATTCACATTCGAGCCGTATCGCGTCACATAGCGCTTTCAGATCGAACGTCATCGCGCGCTCTCCTCTTCGTTAAGGCGACGAACCACCGCGTCGATATCGGCCTGTCGGTCGCCGCTCTTAACGATCTTGAGGTTCTTCCGGCGAACGCCGAGCCCTTCGTCGTAGAGGTCGTCTGCTTCGTCCGCGACGGTCGCGCGGTCGTAGTCGCCGAAGTGGATCGCCCACGGGCTCTTATCGTCGTCTCGCGTCACGAGCGTGTAATACGTCTTCGCCATCGTCGTCTCCTTCGTTACCCAGCGGAAGCGCTGGCGGATCGAGCGGCACCGAAGCGCCGCTCTCACCGTTAGAACTTCCTAGTAGTTGACTTCGTAGTAGCGACGACCATCGCGACCGAGAGAACGAAGGACCTTCGCTTGGTGGAGTGCTTTGACCGCTTCGGTGAGGTCGACCGTCTCGACGTTGTTAAGTGCCGCTCCGATCCGGTTGATCTGATCGATGTCGATCATCGCGTAATACATAACCCGGAAGACCCGAGCCGCGAGCGCGGTCGACGGCGACCAGTTCGCCTTTACCTCTAAGAAGCCGTCGAGCAGTTCGAACGTCTTCGCTTCTTCTTCGGACCGCTTCGAATAATCCTTAGCCATCGTCGTCTCTCCTTCGTTATCCAGCGGAAGCGCTGGCGGATCGAGCGGCCGCAGCCGCTCTCACCGTTAGAGCTTCCTAGTTCTCGTCGTTAAGCTCGCTATCGGCGAACTCTTCCCAGAGGAAGCGCTCGGCTTCCTCGATGGTCCCGAATGTCCGGTCGTCTCCGGCGAGGCTCACTTCGTAATGAGCGCTGGTCGACCCTTCGTTCGGCACGCCGATATAGAAGGCGTCGAGGTAGAGGTATCCGGCGAACTCCGCGAAGCCGCTCGTGTACGGCGCGAGGTTCGAGACGTACTTACGCGATGCCTTGAACTCTTCGAACGTCGTCATGGTCTTTCTCCTTCGTTACCCAGCGGAAGCGCTGGCGGAGACCGACACGACGGATCGTGTCGGCTACCGTTAGAGCTTCCTGATCGTTAGCGCTTCTTGCCGCCGATGTTCGGCTGCGGGTTGAACTCCTTCGGCTTACGTTCGAACGTCGCGCCCTGATCGTAGTTCTCGACGAGCTGTTCGGCTTCCTTATGAGCCTTCGCCGAGTAGAGCGACCACATCGGCGTGTGCAGAACCTTCTGAGCATTACGATACGACTTGGATGAAATCCGATAAGCCATGTTCTTCTCCTTCTTCGTTACCCAGCGGAAGCGCTGGCGGATCGAGCGTCGTTAGTATCGACGCTCTCACCGTTAGAGCTTCCTCTTTTAAGTTAGTAGCATAACCTCAGTCGCGACGGCTTCATAGAGCGCATCGGTTCGTTATGCATCGATCTCTCTTCGCTAAACTCCGCGTCTCGCACTCGGACGGGGATCGGCCTCCGCGCTTAAGAGCCTCTATCGTTCCGGCGACTAGAGCGACGGGGGAACGATTTCAGGACTTATCTATTCAGCGACTTGGGGCGGGATAGGAAGAGGCTAGACCCGTCCCGATCCGAACGCCGAGGCCGCTTCTCCTTTCGGCCTACAGAGGAGGACGAGGAAAGGAGAGCAGAGCCATCGGCCCAGAAGGGGCGATAGGGTCTAGGGTTCTTTAGCCGGGGCCGCCTAGAGTGCTGATCGAACCTCGCCGTTTTGGCTGCAAGCGGTTCGAAGAGCCTAGCAGGGCGCTTCTAATTTTTCCCCGGTTCCCTCCAGCGGCCTCCACGCGGCCCTAAGTTTCGGAGGGGAACCAGCGAGGCCCGGAGGCCCCGCCCCTCCGACGTTGCCGCCGGAGGTAGGCCCATTATAGAAAGAAAGAGGAAGGAAGGAAGGCCCGGAAACCGGTTTTTTAGGCCCCATATATAGTAGGGGTCCGGGCCGCCCCGGTCCGGGAGCCCTCCCGGAGCTCAGGAAAGGCCCAAAAACGACAAGGCTAAAAGCCTTACGCCATCGGCATTAAAACGAAACCACGACCAAAACAGGCGTTTTATCGACTCCCGGCCGGGGATCGGGGCCTAGTAGGGGCCGGGCCGGGGCTCCCGGCCGGGGCTCCCGGAAGGCGTCTAATCGATCCCCCGGAGACCGGGGCGATAACCTCGCGCCATTTCGGGAGCGGAGCGAAGAGAAGGACCTCGCGGATAGCCTTCCAGTTCCATCGCGAAGGTCCTCCAGTCTCGATGAGTATCGCCTTCACATCGATGCCTCTCTCCAGTACCTCACGCGCCTGAACACCGAAGAAGAGATAAAGCTCATCGACCGCTTCGCCAAGCCGTGGACCTTCGCGTGTCTCTCGTCTCGCGGCGATGAATGATCGTCCGCCAGCGATGGCGCGACGAGTATGCCAGCCGACCTGCTTGGGCCGCATCCGGATGGTCTTACCGTAGACCCGCTTGTTCTCGATCCAGAACTCGACGCCCTCGTCGCACCCGTTGGTATCGGGTACGCCTTGGACCGTCATCCCGGTCTCGATAGGGAGAAGATGCATACCGCGAAGATGCGCGTTGTAGATCGACCGTAGGCCGCCGTCCGTCCCGCTCATCGCGTCCACCAGTACTTCGCCGTGAAGACCGTATCGGCGTCGAAGTCTCCCGGCTTCCCTTCTTCCTTCCGGAGTAGCCAAGAGAGGTAGTCTCGCGGAACGTCCGACCAGAGAACTCCTCGATGCTTACCGAAGCGAACGGTCTTCAGGAGGATCGGTTGTTTCGTAAGCTCGATCAGCTCTTCGGCGGAGCGAACCGCTAGAAGCTCTAGAAGGATATGCGCCGTTACCCAAGCGTCGGGAAGCGCGCGATGAGGAGGAAGTCTCATGGCGTGCGTCGCCCGAACGTCCTTCATAATCTTTTCGTTCAGACCGGGGATCGAGTAGCGGATTGTCTGATTTCCGTGGCTGGCGAGGTCAGGCCAGATTTGGCGAGAGCATCGATACGTGCAAATCCACGAACCTTCCGGGAAGAACTGCCGGTCGTATTCCGAGTTATGGGCGGCTCTCGCGTGAGGCTCGGGCTTCGCCATCGTCTTGAGCGCGTCTTCGAACGAAGGCGCATCGGAAACGTCTTCGTCCGAAATATGATGAACGCCGCGAGCTTCCGGAGGAATAGGGACTCCGGGATTGATAAGCGACGAACGGACTCCACCGATCCCGCGAACGATCCCCCAACGAGACTTTCCGAGCGCGAGAGCGACCGAAGCGAGTTCGACAACGCGTGGCTTCGCTTCGCCTTCGCGCCCGAGTCCGGTCGTCTCGGTATCGACGACGTGGATAAGACTAACCATTGATCCAATCTCCCCAGAGGTTGTGAACTTCGCGCTTCTTCTTCCTCGCGTACTCGACGCAACGGAACGTCCCGCCTTCACGGCTTCCGTCATAGAGGGCGACGACGGCGGATGAGCGGTCGACCATCCATTCGTTTCGCTTGTGCATCTTCCAAGCGGCATAGACGCCATCGCTCACGAAGACGACTTCCTCGGCTCGGCTTAGGAGGAGTCGATAGCGCTCCTTCGTGGCCTCGGGCCAACGCGCCTCCTGTCCGGGGAACGGCACCGCCGCCTTGAACGGGACATCGAGGCGAACGCAGGCCGCCGCAACGGCGAGGTCGAAGCCGAGCGCCATACCGACGATCATCCCGCTTGGCTTTAGCCTCAGTAGACCTTTCTCCGCAACCGCGATGAGGCGAGCGGTTACTTCGTCGCCATAACCGCCGAGCTTATCGGGGCGGTGTCCGGTAGCTGCCATGATCATTTGGTTTCTCCAAGATCGGTCGATTTCGTCCCGAACGCGATACTGCTATCTCCGGCACCCGGAAACGGATCGACGCCGTAAGACGAACCGCACTTATCGCAAACCCAGAAGCCGTGAGGAGCGGACTTGACGAGCGGCGGTTTGACCTGCTCGCCGTCTATCCATTGCTGACAGGAGAATATCTGACATACCTTCGTAGGTCCGCAGGCTTGATCGCTGTCGTCGCACATAAGAGTCCTCCAAAAAAAGTGCCGCTCCCTTCCGCGAGGGGGTCAAGCGGAAGAGAGCGGCGGGACAGAGTTTCAGGCTCGGAGCCGGGCAGGAACCGGCTTGAGCTTTCGGTCCTTCTGTCCTTTTCTACATCGGACCGTCGCCGCCTTCGCCGTCGCCGCCACCGGTCGCGTTGTCCATCGTCCGGTTGTCGACGCCGACTTCACCCTTCGAGAAAGCGTTATAGAGTGCGAGGCCCGCTTCGTAGTCCTCGCGCGTCTCGATCCAGCCGGCATCCTCGACGTTGAAGAGGAACCAGCTCTGGCCGACCGGGTTCGTCTTCAGCTTCGTCGTGAGACGATAGAGCTTCGCGAAGCTCGCCGCCTTCGTAACGCCGTCCGGGAGGAAGACGTTGTTCATGCGGAACATCCACTCGCGCGAGACCTGGTGCCCGGACGAAACGAGCGGGATGACATACGCGGGCTTCGATCCGTCTTCGCGGAAGACGCGGCCGATGTGGTAGCGGGTCTCGATGATCTCGTTGCCGTTCGGCATGACCCACTTGACCTTGTTCTTGTTCTTCGGGTCCTCGCGCTTCACGGCCTCCTTCGGAACCGTCTTGTGCTTGGTCACGAAGCCGCCGCCCGAGTCGCGCGGGACCCATTCGACGAAGTCCTTGTCGAAGATGCACGGCTGGAAGAGGATACCTTCTTCGCCGACGACGAACGGATCGTCAGAGTTCTTGAGCCAGATCATCGAGGCTTCGGCACCTTCGATGTACTTCGGATCGCGCGGCTTGGCCTGCGGGCTGCCGTCCTGAAGGATCGTGATGATCGGGATCAGGTTGTCGGAAGCGTCGGTCGAGACGCCGAGACCCGCGTGCTGCTGCATCGTCGCGAGCAGATCGTTCGGCGGTCCGGAGTTCTCGGCCGACGCGACCTCGCGCTTCGGTGTCGTCGCGACCTCCTGACGACCGCGCGCCGGAGCGGCGGTTCGGGACGGCTGCGACTTCGCGTTCTTCTTATCGATGGGCTTCGCCATTTTCACTTCTCCTGTTCTTCGACATATCGCTTCTTCGTATCGTCCCAGACCTTGCGGCCGGGGAACTCCTTCAGAAGAAGGAGGCAAAACTCTCTCGCCTCCTTCTCCGCGAGGGCGGCGCTCTGACCGCGTGCCCTCTTGCTCATCTTGACGAACTCGACCCTCGTCATAGAGACCTCGGTGGAGGTCTTGAGTACGCGCCTCATCCGATGGTTCTCGAAAGAGTCGACGCCCTTCTCTCCGACCCAGTAGAACGTCTGACTCTGAAGAGCGTCCCATTCGAACTTCGAAAGCTGATCTTCGCAGAGGCAGACGCTCCACCACCAATGTCCGTCCGGTTCCTCGGTCGAGAAGCCTCCCCATCGAACCTCAATGGAGAAGCCGTTCGCCTCGGATCGCCAGCCGGTTCGGCCGTGAACGAACTCGTCGATGGACGGTCTCATTTCTTCTCCTTCAGCGGCTTGATATCGGCGACCGTACCGACGAACGCGCCGATCTTTTCGAGGTCGGGAACAAACTTGTCGTTCTCGACCTTCCGCTTAAGCCACGCCGTGAGGGAGTTCCACGGCACGCCGCGCTCGATGACCGGAGTCGGGACGCGAACGGCTTCGACTTTCTGCTTCGCTCCCTTCTTCGCCTTGCCGACCTTCTTGACGATCTTGAGTTTCGAGACCTTCTCGATGAAGTCGCCCGTCGCCCCCTGATCCTCCTTCGGGAAGAAATAGGTGATCGTGGTCTTGATCAGATCGCCCTCGCCGATCTTTTCGAGATAGGCGAAGGCCGCATCGCGGCGCTGCGGCTCCCAGTCCGTTTTGATATTCGCCTGATAGAAGGGAACACGAACACACTCGACGGCCGGGGCGTTTCCTTCCGCCCCGAGCGTGATCGCCGGGATGCCGTTGTCCTCCATGAACTGAGGGATATCGAGCGTCCGCGCCTTCGTCAGACGAGCCTTGAGCGCGTCGATCTCTTCTTCCTTCTGCGTCACCATCATCTGGATATCGCGGGCCGCGCCGACGAGTACGCGAAGACGGTCGAGTTTGTCTTCGCTCGCAACGACCGGCTTTTCCTTCACCGCCGCGACGACTGCCGCCGACGGTCCTTTCGGTTCCTTCGCCGTCATCGTCGGTACGATGGGCGTCTTCAACTTCTTCCTGCTCACGTTCGTTCCTCCAACCAATAGGAGATTGAGTTAGGCCCCCTCCTCCCTTCCTTCATAATTCGGAAGGGCTCGCGATTTGCCTCGACTTTCTTAGCGAGGGTCCGAAGGGCTCCGCGAACGGAGCCAGCCGGATCGAAAAGAGGCTCGGTCACCAAGACTCTTTCGGTGTAGCGGCGACTAACCAGCTCGGCCGTCGTCCGCTTTCGCTTCGAGAGGCACTTGAAGATAGCCTTCTCTGCCGCTGAGTAGGGGACGGCACCCGAGCTGGTCAGTTTCATCTGGCCTGGACCGGGCTAGGCTTCGGCGGCTGCCGGCGCTGCGGGCTTCACCTTCTTGGTCTTCAGGATGCCGGCGTCGATGCTCTTCGTGATCAGGCCGCGCTTCGCGCTCGTGTTCTTGATCACGTCGGCGACCGTGCAGCCGGGGTTCTTGCCGACATACTTGGCCATGTCCGCGAACCGCGCGTGCGCCGCGCTTCCTTCCCGGCGCGGGTTCTCGCCGACCGACACGATCTGCATGTCCGCGCCGTACTTCATCTTTGCCGGAGCCTTCTTCTTCGCCGCAACCTTCTTCTTCGCGGCCTTCTTCTTCGCTGCCATGTTCTGTCCTTCCTTACTTTCTTTCTCTTTCCCACAATCGGGAGAGCCCACCTAGCTAACCTACGAACTACACGGATGAAAGACCTATGTTGACGAGGATTTGGCCCTATTGCGCTCCTCCGCTTGGCTCATCTCCCCTAGATACTTGATCGCCGTGATGCGGATCATCCGGAAGTCCTTCGGAACGTCGCCCTTGACCGCGAAGATACTCTTCCCGACCTTCGCCTGTGCGGCGACGTTACGACCGATCTGTTGGAAGTTCCTGTAGGTGATCTTGCAGAATATCTCCCCGGTATCGTCTTCGAAGAAGAGGTTGAGCGCGTCGGCCGGTTCCGGAAGAACCTCCTGCTGTCCGTTCGCCTTTCTACGCGCCTGACGTGCCGGGACGTTTTCGTTAAGCGGTTGAACCTTCGAGACGCGAGCGACGATAACGACGCCGTATTCCCCGCCACCGATCTGATCGATAGGGGTCGGCTTCGTAACGATCCCGACTGCCGGGAGGTCGGGAACGATCTTCTCGACCGCATCGGCGATGGGCGTGAGCGAGTTCAGTTTCGTCTGAGCGTTCGCGAGCTTCTTCAAGATCGATGGGCGAAGCTCCTTCTTCGCTACGCGAGCGTCGAGAATATCGCGAACGGTTGACGGACCGATCCCGTGGATATTCGAAAGCGGCCCGACGAGTACCGGCTTCCCGGAGTCTTCGCCGATCTCCCAGCGGTCGGTGGATACGGCCGGATCGAACGCGACATAGTTGACGCCGATCTCCTTCATCTCGCGAAGAGCCGCGACCTGACGCATCTGATCGTCTTCCGCATCGAGCGTAGCGGCGGCGAACTCGACCGGATAGTGAACCTTGAGCCAGCAGCACCAGTACGATATAAGGCCGTAGGCGACGGAGTGGCTTCGGTTAAACGACCACATGCCGAACTGACACATACGATCCCAGAACGAGTTCGCGAGCCGTTCGGTCATACCGCGCTTGATCGCTCCGGCCTTCCAACGGTCGCCGAACTGGTCGAAGTATTCCTTTCCGAGAGACTTCGACATCGCCTTGCGGAGCGCGGTCACATCGTCCCAAGTGAGGTCTCCGATCTCGCGACCGATCGACATGATCTGTTCCTGATAGACCACGAGCCCGAGGGTACTCTTCAGGTGGGGCTCTAGCATCGGGTGCTCGTACTCGACGCGCTCCTTTCCCGCGCGGCGTCTGATCCACTGATCGGTCATACCCGATCCCAGCGGGCCGGGACGGACAAGCGCGGTGAGGGCGATCAGGTCTTCGATATGATCGAGCTTCCCGCCAACGTCGTTGCGGAGACGGCGAACGAGACCGGCAAGTGCGGAGTCCGGCACGAACTGGAAGACGCCCGAGAACTGATGGTTGTTCAGTATCTCGAACGCATCGGGATCGTCGAGCGGGATACGTTCGAAGAACGCCGACCGCTCTTTCGACTTCCCGATGAGCTCAAGGACCCGTTCGAACGTCGATAGCTGAGTAAGGCCGAGCATATCGATCTTGAGGAGATTGAGCGTCTCGGCATCGTACTTATCGCACATCGCTACGCCATTACGCTTATCGACCGCAACGAAGTCGGCAACCGCGTCCTGAGTAAGAACGACGCCCGCCGCGTGCTGGCCGGCATTCGACGGGTGATCCTCTAGGCGTCCCGCGACAACCGCGTGAGGGAAGTCGCGAAGGAGTCGCTGACCAACGTCGGTATCGTTAAGCGTATCGATGATCGTGGACGAGGCGCGGGAGTCGCCCATCGACCGTTTGATCACCGTGTTCGAGACCTCGTTGATCTGCCAGCTCGGGATACGAAGCGCCATCCCGATAGTCTTGAGGGCCGACTTACTCTGATGCATCGACACGGACCCGAGACGAGCGACGTGATCCGCGCCGTACTTCTTCGAGATATACTCGATTGCGATATGACGGTTAGCGTCGGAGAAGTCGAGATCGATGTCGGGAAGATCGGAACGAGTCCGGTCGATGAAGCGCTCGAAAATCAGCCCGTATGGAATGGGGTCCACGGACGTGATGCCGAGCAGGTAGCACGCGAGCGATCCGCAGGAGGAACCGCGCGCCGGGCCGACGACCATCTTCGTTCGGGAGAACTGCATCAGGTCGGCGATGATGAAGAAGTAGTCCTCGAACTTCTTCTCGTCGATCATTGCGAGTTCCTTATCGAGTCGTTCGCGATAGACCTTGTCGTTCAGATCGATGCCGAGCTTCTTCGCGCCTTCTTCGCACATCGTGCGGAGGGTCTTCGGCTTCTTCGGCGTGAGCAGAGTAGCCTGACGGAGACGCGCGACCGATCCCTTCATAACGGCGTCCCGGTTTCGAAGAGCGCTCTTTCGGTCTTCTTCGTCGGCGAACCAGACGGACTTCGCCCATTCGTCATCCGAGAGAATATGTTGGGGATACGTCTGCGTTGAAGCGCGCATCCCGATGGCGATCCGGTAGAACTCGACATCTTCCCGGCGCGTGTAGAGGTTATCGCCGGTAGCGATAAAGCGGAGCCCGAGCTTCTTCGCCGAACGATAGAGGCCGATGGGGGTCGAAGGAGCGAGGCTAACGTAAAGGAGCGGGGCCTTCTTCTTCCCGATGTGCTCGATCAGCGTCCGCTCTCCGGTGATCTTCGGAAGCGGAACCGCGAGCGCTTGCGGATACGTCAGGCCGCCTTGGGCGGTCGCCAATTCCACCACGGCGTGAAGCTCGCGCAGTTCGTCCTTCGCGAAGAACGTCCAATAATCGACGATTGGCTTTTTCGCGCCGAGTTCCGGGACAACCGGAAGCTCGACACCGTAGACGGGGCGAAGACCCTTCTTCTCGACGAGCTTCGTCCAGCGAGCGAAGCCGAACGTCGACATACGGTCCGATATGGGCGCGACCTTCCAACCGATCTCGACGAGACGGTCGGCGACTTCTTCGAGATGACCAACGGCCGTCTTGAAGCTAAAGCCGGTACGGATACGCATCAGAGTTCTCCCCTCTTCGCGAGTTCTACACAACAACGGGATAGGGCTTCAACGTCGGCCTTCGCCCTATGCGCTCCCGAGAACGTCTTCCCGAAGAGGAGTTCGTGGAGCGCACCGAGGCCGAGGCGATAGCCCTTAAGGTGAACGGTCTGCTCGATGGAGCAGATCACCGGAGGCCATTCGATCCGAAGCGAAAGACGTTCGGCCTCGATATCGAGCATATCGCGGTCGAAGGAAGCATTCTGCGCGATAACGAGCGGGGCCGACTCGATCAGGGAGAAGATTTTCTCGGACACGCCCTTGAACAGCGGGGCGTTCTTCAGCATTTCGTTCGTTATCCCGGTGATATCGGTGATCGTCTTCTTACTCTTGAAGTCGACCGGCATCGGGGAGAGCGGCTTCGCGGGCTTGATCAGCGTATGATACTCATCGAGCTTGCGACCCGAGTTCAGATCGATGGTCTCGCCGTAGAACTCGATGACTTCCGGGAGCCGGTCGAGCGGCATGGACCGGTTCTCGATCAGGCCGGTGGTCTCCGTATCGTAAACGAAGGCGAGGCGTTCTACCTTCCTCGTCACCGGCTTCTTCTTAGCCGGGACCGCGCGGGTTCCGCTCTTCTTCGAGCTTGTCGATGAGGACCTGGACCGCGCGGGCTTCGCCGCTCGCGTCGATGAGCTTGCTCCTGAGGTCGCTTTCATATTCCTTCAGCCCCTTCAATTCTCTCGTAAGGCAGTTCATACAGGAGACCTCCGTCAGTTCGGAAGTCGTCTGTCCGCTTCTAGCCCCGGCTTTACAGAGCGAGTCGCCTCGATAGTGGATCGCTCTCCTACCCATTCGGGTTCTCCTTCGGTATCGAATGGACCTGAAGGCAGAGGATACCGATGCCGCGATACGCTTCGCATACGTCGGCGCGATCTTCGAGCGCAAGCGCGATATAGTCGCTCGCCTTCGTATAGGAAGCGCCGTAACGCTTCCGGAGTTCCTTGATCACGAGTGCCGGCTTGAGGATCGGCGACGGAACCGTGACCTCGTCGTTGGGGCGCATGAGAAGGAGGTCGAAAGGGATCGACCCCATCCGCGCGAGGGTAGCTTCGGTCAGGTCGCGCCATTTCTCCGGCCGGGAGGTCACGCCCCAGATTTCGAACGCGACGAGTTCAAGGGCGGCGATAAGATCGAGCATCGCGCCGAGCGGCCGGTCATCGACCGACTTCGCGTTGTAGAGGTCCCACTCCTCCGGCTTGGCGGCCCCGCCGTCTATGCGCGTTGGCATAAACTGCTCGCGCCACTTCGCGTCGACCAACGTATCGTCGATATCGACGAGAACGATCTTCGGTCCGTTATGCTTATTCATCTTCGTTACTCCTTTTCTTCGCCGTCGCGAACGTGCTCGCTATGGCCGTCCTTCGTCTTCTCCCAACGACGGGAGAGGTTCTTCGCGTGCTTCGCTCGCCACGCCGCTACGATCTCCTTTCCGGAGTACCCGGCTCGGCTCGCACCGTCGAGAGCGAGGAAGATCACGTCGATGTACTCGACGATGTCGTTCGGCTTCTCTTCGATCTCGATGAGTTCCTTCCGGATATGATTGACGATCCCGGTCGTCGTAATTTCGTCTCCGAAGACCCTCCGCGACCAGAGTGCCTTATCGTCGATGAAGCCAGCGAGGTCGGCTCCGGGGTCTTTGAAGATGAACGATTTATCTTTCACGGCGGACCTCCTGTTGATTGAAAACGATAACGACGGCGACGTAAGCCGTAGCGAGTAGGAACACGGCGATGGCCGCGATAGCGGCAGCTTTCATAACGACCTCCTTCGGTCAAGATTGGTTAAGCGATGGTCCGACGCAGTAATAGATCAGCTCCACGCGAGCCTTCGCCATATCTCCGGCCTCGTCGGCCATCTCCTTGACCCGCTTTTCGCAGGCGTCTAGAGACTCGACGGCCTCTTCAATCGGCTCACTGAAGGCGAAGTCGGGACCGCCGCCGATAGCGAAGCCGACGACTAGAAGGAGCCACATCACGCCTTTCCTTTCTTCTTCGGTGCCGGGAGCCGTTCGAGGATCACGTCAACGGGCGTGAACATATCGTCTACCGGAGCCTTCCAAATACGACGAACCACGACACAGGTTCTCGGAAAGCGCGGGTCGCCTCCGATCTCGACGTGATCGCCGACCGCCGGGCACTCGCTGAAGGTCCGCGACACGTGTACGACATCGTCGAGTAGCATCGTAACTCTAAGGCTCATGATCGGCCTCCTCTTCTTCTCTCTTCCTCGTCGACAAGCTCGAACAGCGTCCCTTGTTCGCGAGGCGTGAGGATCGCCGCAGGGTTCATAAGAGGCGAGGCTTTGCGAAGCCGCGTCTCGATACCGTCGAGCCAGTTCCGTGTCTCCGGAGGCATCTTCGCGTCCTTAAGGAATGCGACCGCTTCCGGTATCGTTTTCGTCGGGGCTCCACGCATCCAGCCGGGAGCGGAAGAAGCCCCGCCCCGGATAACCGGAGCGGAGCCGCGACCGACTAGAACGGTCTCCCACGTCTCGTTGGCCTCGCGAAGAAGACGGTTCGCAATCACGAGAGCGGAGAAGACTTCGCCCGACTGATCGGATTGCGTTCGCGCCATTATCTTCGCGAGGCGACGACGATCAAGGTTAGGCACGATGGTCGCCTTCTCCGAGCCTCGCCTTCGCATCTTCGTAGTTCGCAAACCCGGCCGCAGCAGCGGCCTGATCGAAGGCGACCGTTCGGTCGAGACCGGTCTTCTTGATCTTCGCCTTCGCGACCGACTCGATGCTCGAAAGCGTCGGAGCCGTCTTCGCCGTCGTCGACGTGTCGACCGGAACACCGGCATAGATGTATTCGTAGCGCTGTCTTCCGCTATCGAGTGTCGACTCCCAGCGACGCTTCGAGATGACGAAGCGCGTTCCATCGGCGTCGTCATACTCGATCATCTCGGCAAGCTCTTCGTGGTCGGCGTCCCAGCGAACGCCGGTGACGCGATAGAGCGTCCCTTTATAGTGACGATGGGTCGGAGCCCATACGGGCTCCTTCGCCTCGTCGAGCGCGACGATGACCCGGTTCTTGAGCGTCTCGGTCAGCTTCGCGTTCTGATCGATGAGCTTCTCCAGCGTCGTGATCGCGTCGTGATAGAGCGTCGCGAGCGCTTGGTTCGGATTGACGATACCGTAGTCGGGCGGGTCCTTCCGGAGTTCGGCCGTAGCGATATCGCCGTGATACTTCCGCTTCTCCTTCAGCTCGTCGAGAAGCCTCGGGTTCCCGATGATGCTCGTCTGGCCGGGGACTACAGCCCGGCTATGACGCTGCGCGAGTTCGGCTTCGGTTCTCATTTCTCGGTCTCCTTTTCGTTCTTCGTTTTCGAGTGCGCGATGAGCATCAGATACGGGCCGACCGGGCTTTCGAAGATACGGCCGCGAAGGATCGCCTGAACGTCGTCCTTCGAGAGCATAGCGCTCCCTTCTTTCGCGCGTTCTACGTTCACGTTCGAAAGGTCTTCTTCGCCGAAGATGCTCGACATACCGTCGCCGAATTCAACGTAAACTCCCCACTCACCCTTGGTCTTTTCGGCGACCGGTCCGACGCCGTCAAGGCTGGCATCGATCAAGTCCCGCGAGGCCGCCCAATCGGCGTCGCATTCGCGCGAGAGCATCGCGTAGACGGCGAGGTCATCGAGCGAGTCCTGATGACCGCCGCGTTTGATGTTCTGCGAGTAGCGCGTCAGCTTCGATACGAGGTGGAAGACGAGATGAAGACGGTTCCAGTCCTCCTCCGTTTCGAGCGAGAGCCCGGCCGGGAAGAGACCTTGCATGATCTTCCCGACGTGCTTGTAATTATCGCCATAGAGCGGCTTACGTTCGCGATAGATGTCGGCGATCTCGACGAGGAAATCGGCCGCGTTCTTCTTCGGTGCATCGGACATGATCAGTACGCCTTTCCGCCTTCGAGTTTCCGGTTCTCAAGTCGATGATCTGGACGCTTCGCGTTGAAGGCCGCCTTCTCTTCGACCGCGCCGATCAGATCGAGTCCGCGCGAGGCCGCAAGATCGAACGCCGTTCGAACGGCCTTCGCGAGATAGAAAACAATCATGGAGTCCGAAGTCCCAAGGGTTCCGGACGGAACAACGACGTAGTTGTAGGCGTTCGAAAGCCGTCGATGGATTTCCGCGAACGGATCGCTGTTCGGCCCGCTCGGGAGTTCTCCCCCGGCATCGGAGAAGATGGACGCGACGTGGCGACCGAACAGTTCGGTTTCGCCGGGCCGGAGGCTACCGACGAAGTCACCCAAGCGGATGAGCATATCGCCGATCTCGACCTCGACGCCTTTCCGGAGCGGGAGTTTATCGTCCATCAGGTTCTTCCGGTCAGCCTCGACGGCCTCTGAGACTTCGGAGTGCATGAGGGCGATCAACTGACCTTGGTTCCTCTCCTTCCGGAGCCCGGTCTGAGGATCGGTCCACCAACCGGCTTTGACCTGTGCCGCGTGACACCACGCGGCGAAGAAAGCGAAGCCGTCCGCGATCTTCGACCGCTCGGACTTTCCTAGCGAACGACCGCTAGCAGCGACATTGCAGAGACGAAAGGCGTCTCTCATTGTTTCGATATTCATAGGGCCTCTCCTCGTTGAATTAGAACGGCTTGTATTTACGCTTCGCGACCATACGCTTGATCGTCTGCGGAGCGTGTTCGGGGAAGTGACGGAACGTAACCGTCACTCCCTTCATCGCTCGTATCCGATCCGCGCACGTCTTGCGGAGCCGGATCGATCCGAAGTAGAACGTATTTTCGTAGACCTTCTCGTCGTATTCGTATGTCCCTTCGATGTTCCTCCCTTCGCGTTTCTCGACGACGACCACGTCCATAACATAGATGCTATCGGCCATCGTGCACCGCCGGAGTCGGCTTGATGTAGTTCCCGAGCTGAAGGTCGACATCGAGATACGGCCCGACCTCATCGAGTAGGGTTTCCGTCCAGAAGTCCTCCCAACGATTGCCTTCCGGCATCGACCTATTGACGTGCTTCGCTTCCGCTTCGAGCTTCGGATACCACTCGCGGAGCTTCTTAACGAGACCCGCCGTTCCCTCGTCTTCGAGCCGATGAAGCGAGACCTTCGCCCCTCCGTTCGTCTCGACGGCGGAAGCGACGTACTCGCTTTGGGTCGCCGTCCAGTCGTGATGCTTCCTCTTCTGCGAGGATCGAGCCGCTACCCACGCTCGGACGAAGCGAACGAAACCACCGTCCGCTTTCCCGTTGAACCAACTCGTCGGCTGGTTCGCCAACTTCCGCCCGAAGAAGTAGGCCGAGACGAGACGAGCGTGCGGGTGGCGGATCGTAACGATCACGCGGCCCTTCCGATACTCCGGAGGAACCACCGGCGAGTGACGCGGCATCTCAACGACGAAGAGCCCACTCGCAGAGAGTGAGCTTTCGGCCGACCGCGTTCCGGTCTTCGTCGGCGTGAGGATCGCTACGCCGCCTTTCTTCGCGTCTCTTGAGAGGATCATGGAAGAGGCTCCT